TACAGTTTTAGCTCCTGCACCTTCTACATTACTAAGTGCAGCTGAAAGCGCAATGGCAGGAGCATTAGCTGGATGGAATTCAAACACTGATAACGCTGGAAATATGTTAAAGTCAGCAATACAATTATATGCAACAACAATGGCACCAGGTTTTGCACCAGGCGGAGTGCCAGCTATACCTCCTGCAAGTCCACCTCCGATAGATAGTGTATTTTCGGTTGGAGATGCTGGAGCAGATGCATTAACAATGGGAAATCAATTTGGTGCAATATTAGCTAGCTGGTTTCCACAAGGAATGTATACTATTCCTGGTGTACCACCTATTGGACCATTACCTTGGATATAGGAACAAAAAAGTTAGCAAACGAGATATTTATATAAGTAACGAGAACTAAGATGAAAAAAACAGAAAAATTATTAGAACTAATTAGAAAAGTAGTTAGAGAAGAGGTTAGAGCTGTAATTAAAGAAGAATTAGGTGCTAAACCTAAATTAACTAAAGAAGCAATACAGCACGGCCTAAGCCTGCAGGATGTTTTAAATTCTCCTAAGAATCCTTATGAACAAGGAACACCTAGAAAGAAGAAAAACTTTGACTTTACAAAAGATCCTGTACTTAATAAGGTATTGAATGAAACAGCAAATGAAGATTGGCCAACTATGGGAAATCAAGCATTTACAGATGGAAGAGCAGGCTTAGCTTCTATGATGGGAATGGAATCACCTGAGCAAATGTTTGGCGGAAAGCCAACTACTCAACAAATGCTTCCTAAAGACAGACAACATGTTAATGTTAGTGATGATGTTGCAAATGCTTTAACAAGAGATTATTCTCAATTAATGAAAGCAATAGATAATAAAAAGAAAGGTAGTAAATAACAATGGCAATACCTCCTAGAAAAATATTTAGAATTAATCCAGCGGATGAAGATGAAAGAATTTCCGTTGGTATAGATTTGCCTTTACGCGATCACAATGATTCTCCTTTTCCACAAACGAGAACAACAATAAGGGCCGCAGCAGCAAATCTTAAAAACTTAATTCTAACTAGAAAGGGAGAAAGACCATTTCATCCTAATTTAGGAACTAGCATTTATGACTCTTTATTTGACCAAAATGTAGATGAAATGTTAGGTAAAATAGAAGAAGAAATAAACGAGTCTGTTGCATTTTGGCTACCCTATGTACAAATAACAGACCTAGTAGTTGGAGTATCAGATAAAACTTATGGCTTTAGTGATAGATTTAATGGAGTAAGAATAGCCATAAGTTTCACACTCGCAGGAAATAGGTTTGACGAAGAATCAATAGTCCTTGAAATAGGCGGAGTAGAATAATGGCATTAGTTAAAAAAGACGTAAAATACTTAAATAAAGATTTTTCTCAATTTAGAGAAAAGCTGGTTAATTTTGCAAAAACATATTTTCCAGATACATATACCGACTTTAATGAAACTTCTCCTGGAATGATGTTCATTGAAATGACTGCGTATGTTGGAGATGTATTATCACTATACATAGATAATCAACTTAGAGAGTCAATGCTATTACATGCAGAAGAACCTCAAAATATCTATGATATTGCACAGGCACTTGGGTATAAACCTAATCCTTCAGCCGCTGCAACAACTACTTTAGATGTTTTCCATCTTGTACCAGCAATCGGTAATGGTGTTAATGTTCGACCTGACTTTAATTATGCATTAGAAATACAAGAAGGAATGACTGTAAAGTCTACAGAAAATAAAGAAGTAGAATTTAGAACTTTAGAAGTTATAGATTTTGCAGTTTCAAGTTCAACAAATCCAACCGAAGTTTCTATATATAAAGTAGATGAACAGACTGGTGTACCTCAATATTATTTATTGCAAAAAAGTGTAAAGGCAATTTCTGGAAAATTAGAATCTGAAACTTTTACATTTAATGAGCCTAAAAAGTTTGATAGAATTAGACTTACACCAAATAATATTATTGATATTGTTGATTGTAAAGATATAAATGGAAATAGATGGTATGAGGTAGATTATTTGGCACAAGATACTGTTTATACTGAAGTTAAACAAGGAGAAGCTGTAGATCCATTATTATCTCCTTATGCTGATTCTGTACCATATATTTTATCTCTTAGACGAGTACCTAGAAGATTTACTAAAAGAATAACTTCAAATAACCAAATAGAATTACACTTTGGAGCAGGAGTTTCAGCAAATGCAGATGAAATTATTTTGCCTAATCCTATAAATGTAGGAATGCAATTACCCTATGGAAATACCTCAGGCCTTGACAACTCTTACGACCCAACAAATGTTTTATTTACTACAGGATATGGTAAAGCTCCATCAGATACAACACTAATTGTTAGATATTATACTGGTGGTGGAATTCAAGCAAATGTTTCTTCTAGAACACTAACAGATATAACTAATACTGAATTTTTAGGAGGAACAGATGGTTTAGATGATACTGTTGTAGATTTTTGCAGAAAGTCTATAGCTTGTACAAACCCTGTTGGAGCAACTGGAGGTAGAGGACAAGAAACTATTGAAGAAATAAGACAAAACGCTCTTGCTTCATATTCAACACAAAACAGAGCAGTAACTAAAGAAGATTATATTGCTAGAGTTTATACTTTACCTGGAAAATATGGAAGTATAGCAAAAGCATATGTTGAAAGAGATGAACAAAACTTACAGCCAGATGGAAGTACAGATTTTAATCCTTTGGCCATAAACATTTATTGCCTATCTTATAATGCAAATAAACAATTAATTGCACCAAATTTGGCAACTAAAACAAATTTAAAAACCTATCTAAGTAAATATAGAATGTTGACTGACGGTATAAATTTAAGAAATGCTCATGTAATTAATATAGGAGTAAAGTTTGACATTATTGCTAGACCTGATTCTATCTCCAAAGAGGTATTGATTAAGGTAATTGATGAAGCTAAGAAATATTTTGAGATAGACAAATGGCAAATAAACGAACCAATCTCGGTATCAGATCTATCAGCAACTCTCGACCAAGTAGATGGAGTACAATCTGTGTTAAATTTAACGGTTGTAAATAAATTTGATGCATCGTCTGGATATTCTCCAAACTTTTATGATATAGGCGAAGCTACTAAAAATAATATTATTTATCCTTCAATGGATCCATCAATATTTGAGGTTAGATTCCCGGATACTGATATTGAAGCAAGAATAGTTGGAGCATAATAATGATATATAGTATAACTTCATCAATAGACACAACACTTTATGAACAGTTTGATACAAAAAATACTGGCTTGGACGAAGTACTACAACTTCAAAAGATAATATCTGAGTCAAACACTAATAATACTTTTAACTCTAGAATTTTAACCAAATTTAATTTAGGTAGAATATCTAGTTCTATACTTTCAGGTGAAATTACACCGGCATTTAGAGCAAACCTTAAATTATATACACATCAAGCAGAATCTTTGCCTTTTTCATATACATTATATGGATATGCAGTTTCTGAATCATGGGAAATGGGAATAGGTAGAGAAACACATAATCCTAAAACAACAGAAGGAGCTAGCTGGAAATATAGAGATGGTGAAGGTGTAGGTACGACTTGGGAAACGGCTTCAGCAGCATTGGATACAGGAACTACTGCAAGTTTAGCTTCTCAAACTACAACGGGTGGTGGATCTTGGTGGACTGGTTCAGCTGCAAGTCAATCTTTTGAATATCAATCTAGTGACCTTAACTTAAACGTTACACAAATAGTAAATGCTTGGTTAAGTGGAAGCTTTTTTGGAGGACAAGTAGTAAATAACGAAGGTTTCATAATAAAGAGAGGAGATGCAGATGAGTATAATGGTAAAAACTTTGGAGATATACGATTTTTCTCTAAAGAAACTCATACTGTATATCAACCAAAATTAGAATTTGGATGGAATGATTTTACACCTGCAACGGAAAGCCTATCTCAGTTAGATATAAACTCAGATGTTTTTGTTTATGTTAAGAATAATAGAGATACTATACATCGTGAAAGCCAAGAAAGATTCAGAATAGTTGGAAGAAATAGGTTTGTTTCAAAATCTTA